TACGACAAACCTTTACAATGTTTGCCTGACCATCGCGAGAACCGAGATCTACAAACAGGAATGTGTAAGACATCAATGGTTTACCTGTCAGTGGGTGCAGCTGACGGAACAGCTCCATGTTATCGAACAGTGCGCAACGCTTCAATGTCAGCTCGATACCATTTGTCATTTTGTATGTAGTGAACTGACCACCAAGAGTCAGATTCTGACCAGAACCAGTAACAAATGTAGTATCAATGAGGTTGAAGCTGGCAACCTTCTCCTTCAGGATGCGGTCGAACTCGCGAATACCCATCTCACCAGTCAGTGCAATGAACTTACGCTCGTTGGTACCCAGCAGGTTATAGCACAGGTCGAATAGGAAATCTTCAAGAAGCTCTGCAGTCAGGTGAGTATAGTAACGAACGTTAGCCGGAGAGATCTGCTCAAACAGACCAGACATCTTAGCAACATAACGGCCGTTAGTACCTTTCAGATTATATGTACCATCAGCCTGACGATTACCTTTAGCGAAGAGCAATTCCTTCTCTTCACGCTTCTTCCACTCGCGAAGAGCGATCCAATACTGATAATCAGACCACAGGTAAGAAGTCTTGCCAGACTCGGGATCTTTAAGAGCGATAGCCAGTACAGTGCTATAAGCATCACCAGTGATGTCATACGACAGACGGAGAGTCTGCAACTGGTTGCGCATCTTAAATGGAGTCTGATAGTTGATTATATCAGCCTCATCGCTGTACTCCTCGTAAGCAGAGCCCATACGGCTTACCTGACGACCAGGCAGCAGGAACTCGCCGGGAATGTAAGCAGCGTTGCTACTATCAACAACATAGCACTCATATACCCAAGCGCTACCATCCTGATAAGGAGTACCGCTGACGCGAACCTGGAATTTGTAATCATCAAATGAAAGTATTGCACCAGGACCGAACCAACGCTCTTCGAGAGCCAAATAGATAGGCTGGCCATTAGCACCAGGAGTAGCGGTGCTATAATTGCTTGTAGTTATCTCCTGACCATTAGCCTTGGCCCAACGAATATTAACAGCATGATCGCTGTCAATCATTACAGACCACTCAAATTCGCGATTTTCAATAATCATTGTTTTGCCAAGACCACCAGTAATCAGGTCAATAGCAGTTGATACGCCGTCGTCTTTAGTACCAAATACCAGTGAAAGCAGACCAGAAACCTCGTGAGGTCTAGTCAGCAGGGCGTTAGAAATCATGTTCTCATCTACCAGGTCCGAGAAGCGACGTCCACGGTACAGCTGGAGATTATTAAGTAAACTATTATTCATATATTATTTAATTGTTAATTCATGAATCAGAACGCACCTGCAAGTAAGTCCGTAACTGATTTCTGTTTATCGTCGGCATTGTATGATGTATGATTTTTGCTTGTATGCCGTAACATTTTCCTAAGTTTTTCAGCAGCGGATGACTCTCCCTTTCTTTCTGCACTGGAGATTAAAGTATCAGCCTTCATCGTAAAATATGCGGATTCTATGAGATTCTTTGATAGATTTTCATTAAAGTCTTTTTGGTATTGAGACATACCATTTTGATCTACTTTGAAAATATAATCAAACAATGCTTTACGATCTTCCTTGGGAATAGCTATGCCACGAACATCAGTAAGATTATTAATCTACTTAGTTACGTCGTCGAAGAAAGCTTTAGATTGCTCTTCTTGAGCACGTGCGTACTCTTCCTGTTGTTTAGCAGCATCTTCTATTTCCTTGGCTCGTATCTACTTCAATCTATCTAGTGCATCCTCTGACTCTTCATAAAGCATGTCAGCATCCTCAAAGCGAGATAGTTTTTTATTGATTTGCTCATCGGTATAATTGTCATACTTTAAGAGTTCACGAATAACTGCCTTTTGATTGGATTCGTCTTCGAGATCTAGATTATCTAGCTGTAAACCTTCTGACTGTTTTTGATAAAAATCTTCAAACTTTCCGCCACGCTTTACGTATTCATCAAGCTGGCGCACACGATCGTCTGCGTATTCTGGAACAGAATTTTGTTTCACTGTTTCAGCAAAATACGCCGTCAAATCGTCAACGGTCAAAGGTCTATCTTTTTCGTCAATGTCATCCATATTCCAACCGAGAGATTGTCCAATAGCATCGAACAAAAGCCCAACTTGCTGAGCTTCTATGACATCTGCATCAGAAGGTTCTGTATCATCTTCTGTCTGCGTGTCTTCAGTCTCGGTTGTCTGTTTGTTGTTTATAACATCTTCTGGGATATCACTGGTGTCCTCGTGGGCAGCCTGAGTGTCATCCTCTTTATCGCCGTCCTCAGTTTTCACTGGCGGTTCTTTCTTATCTTCTTTATCTTCATCATCTTCAAGCGGAGTCTCTTGAGTAACAATATCATCTATATTTGTTACCTCCGATGTTCCTTCTGCATTACTGTAGATACTACCAAGAACATCTTCAAAACCACTTGGAATTGTATTCTTCTTTTTTGCCATATTGCAATATAGTTAAATTATTTTATTCAGACTTCATTGTCTGTATTTCTGATTTGTTTCGCAGTTCATTCTGCGTATAGTAATTTAGTTAGATACTCATTTTCGAAATGATCAAACTCTTCCCAGAACTGTTTAGTTCCCCACACCGGAGCACCGTTTATTATTCTTTTAATCATTTTGCGTATTTCCACTCCATTCTATTTGCTATTAAGTTAGCGATTAAGTTATGTGTAAAATCATTAGCTTCATCATGCTGTACTAAGCGAAGTATAGCTCTTAGAAGCCAATTGTTCTATCTTGTAAGCTCTAAGAGCTCTTGTTCTTCACTTCTCGTCATCGAATAGTTTTTAAAAAATTATTATTGTCCCTTCGCACTTCTCCAAGAGTTTTGCGATTAGGTATAAGTTTATTTATTCTTGTGCCATAATAATATTGAAAACTGTCCCACGTACCACCACCGCCGTACCCATCTATCACTTTTGTATCGATACTGTTTTTCATGCCAGGATTTTCTTTTAGAAAATCGATTGCTGCAGAACGTTCGGCCTCATTGTATACGTAATTCTTATATGGATCTATAACCTTTGCTGCATTATTACCAAATTGTTCTAGTCGTTCTTGTGTGGCTTGCCTTTCTGCAGCTCTTCTCACCTCGGCTTTCGCCTTTCTTACAATTTGACTTTTGACATTTTGTAATTTGGCAGCCTTAGAAAGCTTTTGAAATGTTGTAAACCCCTTGGCTGGCGCGATTGTAGTCGGTGCTGTCCCCCCTTGCATATAAGGATTCATATCTGCAGGACTTATTCCTATAAGAGGAAGAGATTTTAAATATGCCGATGCCGCATTGTATAAATTTGAAACAGACGGTCCAGCATTAAAATACTACTATGCAATTTGTCGTTGCCTTGCCCGTTCTTGGTCCGCAGCTTGTATAAAATCAAAAGATTCGCTTCCGGTGTCAAATCTTGGTAAAATAAAATAAGGTTTCATAATTACTTCTCTCCTGTGGTTTTATTACGAATTGCTGTGCGAGCTTTGATCTTTTCACGCTATAAAGCTGCATCATCTTTTTGCTTCTGAAGGTCCATCTCGTGCTGCATACGTTCTTTCTCAAGTTCAATCTTCTTATCCTCAATGCTCTTCTTATACTTCATCTCACGATCTTTGACAAACTCGTTAGAACGTATCTTCTGTTGTTCCATCGCAGTCTTATACATTTCTTGCGGATCTGGAATATTGTTCTAATTGATGTCCTTTTCTTCAGTACCACGATACGTAGATATCTCAGCTACAGCAATCTTAGTCTGATTATCAGCATCGATCTTATATCTCTCAAGATCCATCTTAGCTTCCTCAAGCATAAGCTCTTGTTCACGCTGCTCATTCTGCATTTGTTGCAATTGAATAGCCTGTTGTTGTTCAGCTTCTTGAGCCTGCTGCTGCATTTGTTCTTGTCTAGTCTGCATCTCTTGAAGCTTCTGCTTAATAATATTGAAGTTGTCGTTTGTAAGTATCTCAGCTGCTTCTAATAGACTTGCACCGTTTTGCATAGCTGGTTGTATAAGCTATTGAAGTTTTTGTATGTTCTCAAGATCCTTAGATGTATCTGTTACAAATACATCCATGTCTTCAAAATAAAATTTATCAGCAATATCTAAATAAGCTCTTTCGCCATTATCAAATATATACGATAATTTCTTTTTGCCAGATTGTTCCCACGCTCCCTTTGCAGTGTTTAATAATGCATTTAACACATGTCTTTTACATTGATTGTGAGCCCAAAATAAAGGTTCGGTAATATGTGAAGATTGTACAACAGAACGTTCCACATTACCTACAAGTTCATGTGTACTAATAGCTCCCATACGTTGTTCGGTAATTCCAGAAATAGTACCAGCCAACTGTTCTATTTTATCCATCAGCTGAATATATTCCGCAATTACATTAGACATTGTAAGATCAAGGGATGTAATCTGATTAAACTAAGCAGCCTTTCCGCCCTCTCTTCCTGGTACATTCCAACCTTCTTCATAAGGATTAATAAAGTTTACACCAACGCTAGACAAATAGTGCATCCAACGGTCTGGTGTAATATTCATAGATTTAGGAATCTATGTAATGTCCATGTTTACTACCTTTCCTTTATCTCTTGCTATAGCTAACTCGAGACGGTACCAAAGGACGATGTACATATATTGAAGAGGTTTAAGAATACTAACGAGGGACCTAGGACGGCTATTGGTGTTAGAATAGACACACCCGCAGTAAGGAAGCTTTTGTGAGTTGGGGTTGTCAATGGAAATGTGCTGATATTCAAGAGGCTGGATACCGAAATATAAGTCTGAGCCGGCGCGGTAGCCTTCCCAAACTTCAACCACCCAATCAGGTTCTACAGATAGCTCCATACCTGTTTTCTTGTATGTTTCATCAGCTATTTCTACTTGCGGTTGCCCAGTTTCGTCTAAATATGCCACATAATAAATTTTCTTAAACGATTTCCAGCAACAATGCCACACATCAATACAATATCTAGTTTTTTGATCAAATATTGGATTGTCGTATATATGCATCTTAATTCCTGAAAAATTATCAACAGGATCTTTATCTCCAAGATCGTTTGCAGGTCTTCCGGTCAGCATTTCGTTTAACTTATTCAAATCTTTTTCTTCAAGTTTGTCGAAATACCTGTCATATATTTCAGACACAGGCAGACGCATTCTTCTACAACACCAAGATCCATCTTCTATAAACTCTAAATCAGGACTCTTGTCATACGAGAAGTACAGAGGATTTACACGTTCCATATATGGCTCGTCATTTAATACTCCCACATAATATATTTCCGAGCCGGCTATAAGCGCATCTTTCCACCCTTTTATAAATTCGTTATCCATATCCAACTTTTCTCGCAGATATGAAAGGGTGTGATATGCAGTATTTTCAATTACATCTTTATAATCTCTTTGCATATATTTGGCGATTGCTTCTGGCGGCATTACTTCTCCGTTTTGTAACTACTGCTAAAACTACTAAGCCTCTTCTGGACTCATTCTAGCAGTAATAGAAGCCATTATATATTGCATCAGCATCTGCTTTTCTTTTTCCATCAATTCTGATGCGGCTTCTTGAGAAGTCCTTACGACTTTAAAGTTCATGGGCCTCTTTGTTTCTTCACCTATAAGAAGGTCTATCTTAGGCCTGATTATATTAAAGTCCTGCGGTGTTGCCGGGAAACCGTCCTCGACTTTAAACGGGTTTGTTATGCGTTTAAAGTCCTTTTCGTCGAATATACTATTATAAAGATTATAATAGGTCTATATTTCTCCGAAAGGCGTCTTGGCCATACCGCCAGACACAACGTTGCCTTCTCCTATTATATAATTTACGCAATCGTGTTGCCACTACTCTGTTTTCTTTTTTAGCGGCAGTTTTTGTTGCGGGAATGTTGCGTTATATAAATTATCTTCTACTCTAACCATTTATTAAAAACTAAATAGCGGTATATCGTCGTGTACACCGTCGTTATCGCTATCCCAATATCTTTCGCTAAACAACGGCAACTCGAAGAGTTCAACCTATTTATTCTATTCTTTTGCAGCGGACACCTTTACCTAATACAATTCCTCTCTGTATATCATTACCATACACAAAGCTATTACACGGTCTACGTTTCTTACACCGTCATTCTCTATAAGTTCTTCTATTAGTGGTTCGCTGTATACTCTCTCTATGTTAGGGTGCCCAGGTTCATATTCTTCCATCAGCCATTCTAATATAAGACCTTCTCCATACGCCCTAATCGCTTTTGTCATGTGGCAACCTTTACGGCGTTGCACTCTACTGTCTTTAAAGACCTCCGTAATAATTTTGTCTGGCTAATCAGCCAATAAATAATCACAATGTTTGTTTGTGAAATATGGGTATATTCCTTTACGTTCGTTTTCGAATAACAGCCTGGCATTATAGAATATAAGCAGTTTTCGCACATTCTCATAATACTCTTCTGCTGTGTCTGGGCGACCTGTATACTCAGCAACGATTACATCGTTCCACGCCTCCCCTGCGCGCACTCGTTTAAATATGAAAGTAGACCCGAGGGAGTTGGTAAATGACTCGTCGTGATCGTATGGATCACAACCTGCGATGTATAAGCCGAATGGGGGGTCTGGGATAGGATATTCCCATATGACTACAGATCCTCCTGGTTTGTCATCTTTCTTTAAATGATATGTCGTAATGTCTCCGGATTT